GCCTGACTATGAGTCCCTGTGGGCCACCATTCCTGGGGTCGTGCAGACATCTCGAAGCGGCGCCACCTCCGTCATCACCCTCGAACAAACCTCGAAGGTAAATCGGGAAGGATGACGGCTCGGTCGCGGCAGGGCTCTGATACAACGGTATCGACGTGAAGCGCCAGTCGAATGTGCCGTCTTGGAGCCTAAACCTGCCGGTGTCTGGGTTCACGGCGAAAAGGTGCTGGGGGTTTTCAGTGATACTAGCAAATACACCACTGAGTTCATTGATAAAGTTCACCCCGCTTGTCAACGCCCATCCAGAATCGAGGTACATGTCCGGAAATTTGGCTGTGAACCAGCTCTCTTTCGGCAATGCCTCATTCTTGATCCTGAACCTAATCCGCATCCCTGCCTTCACGTCGTGAACGATCTTCGCCTCATGGAGGCCGCAGAACTGCGCGTTCATCTTGTGGCTGACGTGAGAATTGATGCGGAGCAACGCGTTGTACGTGTAGCTAAGCAGCCCCTCGCCTTGTCTGCTACATCTTTCATGCAGCTCCATCCCCGTTTGATCTATCTCCCACGAGCATGTACTTACCACGCGCGGTGCGAGTCCTTTCGCGACCCTGGCCTTATCGCCAAAAGGGTCCTGCATCCACTTGCCAAAGTTGTCAAGGACCTCGTCACGCGCTCTGTGCTAGATTGACATGCTGTAGAAGATGCCGTCGTGCTCGTCGAACAGGATGTGCTGGAATATGGCGGTCGAAATGATGTTAAGAGCTAGCAGCTGAAGGGTGTTGTCCACCACAAGCCGCGCAGGCTTCTTTTCTTTCATAACCGACTCCAGCTTTCCGTTCGCCTTTCTCGTCGACAGTTTCTCTGGCTTGGTTGTGGTCTCCAGCTCAACCTTGATGGCTTCAATGTCCTCCTTGCTGAATTTACTCATCGCAATTTCTTCGAAGTTCTTGTCAGCAAAGAGGTGATGGTAAGCCCGGTCGATGGCTTCATCTGTGAGACACTCCAGATTAAACTTCCGCCAGAACTTGTTCAAAGCACTGGCTGCACGTGAGTTCTTCTTAAAACAAAGATCACTGAACGTGCCGTCCGCATTCGGAAACACAGACTTCTTCACTGTCGAACGTCCTTCGAGCGCTGTTACCACCGACAGACGATCCTGCGCATTGTGGATCGTGGTACAGTGCGTGACAGGCCCGACAGCTTGGGCAGACGGAAGGGCGACCGCTGTCATCTCCAATCCCGGCGGAGGGCTCAGGAAAGCATCGTCAGCCACTCGGCTGTCCACCTCTAAGGCGGCCATCCGGGCATGAGATGTTATGTTGGAGACGGCGTTCATCTTGTCACCAATGAGCTCGCTACATCGAGTAAATGCAGATGAGAGAATGGTCGACTGAGGCAGTTGTCTCATGTGGTCCTCCAGGAACTGCCACAAGGTCCTCATGCGCTGTATGGCGCTCAACGGCGGCGTGGGAGTCTCCTCGGAGTTGACATCGAGTTCTTCCCATTGGCTCGCCGCGCAATAAGACCGAGTGTGGCAGCTGTACCACCAACCGCTCTGATTCTCCATAGCACCCAGGGTGCCGGCGTGCAATTGCAGGAACCTGTGCACGAACTCGTACTCGTTCGTCACATCTAGCTGGTTCACAGCTGGGCAATGCACGTCTCTCTGTCTCTGCATTCTCAGCGCGCTGTAGGTGCCAAGGAACTGATAATGCGATCGCCCCACCCTGACCTCGGCGCGACGGGAGCTGGCCCATGGCCAAAACCAACTACAACGAGGACAACTGGACGGAACATGAAAACGCTTGACATAGGCTGATCCCAGAGTCATTCGCTCAAGCCTCAAAATCTGGGGCGAGCAATGACCGCAAAACGAGATGTCGTC